GCACCGGTTAGCACCAATGTAAGCGTAAGAAAGAACTCCACGATTCGAGGAATATCGCCTAAATTTATGAGGATTACGTCTTTGATGTGCTTTAGGTTCATGGCTTAGAGGTTTAGTCCTGCAAAGTTAAACCACAACATACTTACCCGAGTTGCTGACCCTTAACTTGTTGAGAGCCACATACCGCATCGCATCGCAGGCGTGGTTGAAGGAGTCAATCGGGACCCCTGTGTTCTTGCCCTCTTTGTCGGTAGCCCAAGTGTAGGATCGCAGTTCCTTGATGAGGTTGGTCGAGTCCTTGGTTACCTGCAACTTGTAGCGTTTCAGGATGTCTATCCCATTCCTGACCGAATCGGGGCCTTTCTCCGCTGGCTTGATGTTAAAGCCAAGTCGGTAGATTTCCTCGATGCTCTTGGGTTCTGCTGAATCGGCCACTATCTCCCAAGCCCTTGTGATGCCCAAGGTCCGCAACTTGTCTGCGATGTCTTGATTCGTAAGGCCCGTGGAGTATAGCAGTTCTTGGATGAGCAGGCAGTCCCCTTGGCGGTAGATAGCGACCAATGCCGTAGGGTCGTTGCTAAAGCCCCAGTCAAGCCCAAGGGCGACGAATTTCGCTCGGCTGACATCTATACCCTCCACGACCTCGAAGTCCTCGTATATCGCACCCTGAAGCGTCCCGACCTGACCGAGGCCGTACACCTTCCACCAGTTCGCCCAGTATGCAGAGGTTTCGGCTTTGGTGCGGTTTAGTTCGATGTCCCGCTTGATGGTATCAGGCAGGGCCTCGTTGTCCTGATAGGTCAGGATGAGCAGTTCGGAATCGTCCTCACGCAAGACCTCGGTATGCGCCCAGAACTCATGCGTCGGGTTGAAGTCGATGTAGATGGCCTCGCTGGTACGGATTGCCAACTGGTAGTAGGACTCAAAGTCAATGTTGTTCGCCTCGTTGATGAATAGCACCTGCCTCCTTGCACCCCGGAGCCTTGCCTCTTGGTCAGCCGAGAAAAACTCGATAGTGCTACGGTTAGCGAACTGGTAGGTCAGCAGGGTCTTGTTCCACCTTGCCGGAACGAAGATGCCCTTGGCAATCATTATCTTGATGAAGTCCCGAATCGCACCCCTCCGAAGGTGAGGCACGGTTTCCCCAACGATGCTGATTTCGGTCTTCTTCGTGCAAGCTTGCTTGATCAGGACGCAAAGGATGCTGAAGGTCTTGGAGGCCGAGGTCCCTCCTTGGATGACCCTCTTGCGATGGGTCAGCGATTCAATCTTCCGCTTGGCGGTGGTGTTTATGACCTTCATCAATCATCTTCAGTCCATTGTTCAATGAACACTTGATTCTCCTGCTTGTCAACCAATGAGTTCAATCGCTGGGTGATGCTTGCGTTGTACTGACCGACCATGCCTCCTTCGATTTGGTCTTGGCGAATGACCCGTTTTATGCGTGAACAGATAGTTGAATAGTCGGAGTAGTTGCCCTTGGTGTTTGCAAAGTAGTTGCTTAGGTCCTCAATGATGCCTGCATCAGCACACCAGTTCTCAAAGCCTTCCAAGGTCAAGGGTCGCTCCAAAGGCTCATGCTGGGGGATAGCATCCTTGCCGGGGAATACCGTCTTGGTCCTTGGGTTTGCCTTGACCCCTGCCCGGTATGCCTCAAAGTACTCCCACATCTTTTCGGGGGTTTCGATGTACTTGCCGTTGCCCTTGCTGGTTCCCATTAGTATTCGATTTTGTCGATTAGGTCGCTAATCTTGTTTACGATTTTCATTTTCACTTCGTACTGGTTCGGAGCATTGGAATCGTCCACCGCTCCGATGCAGTCGCAGAGGGTCGTGATGACCATCATAAGCGAGTCCATCCGAGCCTGCACTTGGGCTTCGTCATCCTTAGCCTTCGAGTTCGCCAAGTTCCCGGAGTTTATTTCTTGACCATGAGAGAGCCGACTTACCGCCCCATAGGAGGTAAGAGATGTAACCGCAGTCGGAGGTGTCGTCAGCGTTGTCGTAGTAGGTTTCAGCCCGGGATAGGTAGGAGTGCATCCGCTTGATGGTTTCAAGGGAAATTGCTTCCCCGTTGGCTAACTGCTGCGCCCGGACCTTGCCTGTTTGCGTCGCACACTTGTTGCCGTTCCGCTCGTTGAGTTCTATCCCTCGCTTGGCATTGGCCCGAATCTCTTGGCCGTAGTCGGAGTATGACTCGAACTGCTGCCTTTTGTGATTCTCCCACGTTGAGCCACAAACCGCAAGCCGTTGAGCCGTATCGGGAAACTCCGTGGTCGTTGAGTTGTTGGACATACAACGACCGATGAAGCCTTCTTTGCTTTCGTTCTCGTTAGGGATTGGCAGGGGCATTCAGGGGGTGGGTTATGGTGTTTTGGTTGACTTCGAGGAACAGGTCCGCTTGTAGGTAAATGTATTGAAGAGCCGATTTTACGCAGTCCGCACACCACCAATTCGTAGGCGGTCGTCCGTGAGCGGTCAGGATGGCTTGCAGTTCCCCAACCGCATCGGGTGGCAGTCGCATGGTCAGCGATGCCACATATTGGTCCCAATACTTGCGATGCTTTTGGGCCACGATGAATTGGTCGTTGGTCATTTGAAGGTCCATTCCCGGATGATTATTGCGGTGGCAGATGAGGCGAGGCCAAGGATAGGGGCCAAGTACCATTGGCAGGTCGGCAGGGTCAGCAAGACCCCAAGCCAAAACCCGAAGCAAGTCATGCACGAAAACGGCTTCCGCTTCGCAAAGGGCAAAGCGTAGAACCACCCGGGCAGCACTCGGAACTCCACGACCGCAAGGGTCGCTAAGGCACTAATCAGGATTGGAAAAACCAGTATATCCATTTGCTTCGATTGCGGTTTTGATTTTAGCCTTGGCCTGTTCGATGGAGTAAATGATTGACCGGTACGGGATGCCCGTTTCTCGGCTCATAGCCTTCATGTTGCCTGTCTGCATTAGCAGATTGAGCAGTTCTTTGTCGTACGGAAATGCCCCATCCTTGGCCCAAGAATCCATCTCTTGCTGGGCAATGGCCCAAAGGTCGTCAAGCAGGGAGTCGTAGTCCTTGCCCAGTTCTTGGGTTTCGGGGTCCACTTCGACTCGCTCGTCGTGATGACGGTACTTCTTGGCAAATTGGTTGTTGTTGCCCCGGTACAGGTTCATGATGAGCCGAACGATGTAGAATCGCAGGTAGCCTTGGACCTGCATCTTGGTAATCTTGTCTGGGTCTTTTTCGAGCAGAATCAGGACGACCTCTTGTTCGAGGTCCTTCCAAAGCGGATTGCCCCCCGTAATGGTGAGGCAAGCCTTGCGGATTTCTCCGCTGCGATAAAGGTCAAGGACGATGCTCTCTGCGTTCACTCACGCAAAGATTACATAGATTCATGCGGATGTTGCAGAAATTCTTTGGTCCTGTTGAAAACTTCCTTGCGAAGGTGCTTGATTGATGGTAGTTGCCACATTTGGTTGTTGAGGACCTCTATGTTGTGCATGACCGTGGCGTGGTCCCGATTGAGGATTCGCCCGATGCGAGAATAACTGTACATATACTCCGAATAAGCGATGTCGGCAAAGATGCTGCGTGCCAGCACAAATTCACGGGTCTTGATGTTGCTGATGATTTGGTCGGGGCTGACTCCGACGACCTCTGCCGTATAGCCGAGGATTGTGCGAGTGATTAGGTCCATGGCTAAAACGGGTTTGGGGGTAGGGGCATCCAATGGCTGACTTCGGTTAGGAACCAAGTTTGGTGTTCGTAGTACCAACGACCATCGCCCAGCCATGCATAGGCTTGATTGCGGTCGGTCGTGAATATCAGGACTGGCTCGTAAGGTTCCGGCATTCGGTCCAAGCATTTAATCCATTCCATGGTCAGGCGTTTTTGGCTTGAAGGATGCGACCGAGCAGGGTCCAGTTCACGGACCAAGCCTTGATGGTTTCGCTTTTGTCGGGTCGGTTGCAGTTGACGCACTCCTTGCGGATATGGAGTTGCCAGCGTCGGAAATCGGTTGGTGTGGTTTTCATGGGTTTGGGGTTTGGTTATTGGTTATTATTCTCAACGACTTGTCCTTCTTCAACAACGGTCATTTTGTAGTAGTCCGTTCCAAATCCGTATGCATCGTATTCGTTAGGACTGCCCTTTGGGTAAACTTTTTGAATATGCTTGTTTACGGCTTTGATGGCTTCTTCTTCGCTTTTAGCAATAGTGAAGAACGATTGCTCACCATGTCCTTGTGGTTGGAATGCGTATAGTTTCATCGGTTTGGGGTTTGGTTGGTCAGTTTATAGGCTGACGATGGGGGAGGTTTTGTCAGCGTGTAGGCTGACGGTTATACCCGAATGCGTATAGGCAAATCTACACAACTATTCCACACTTGCAACCACTCGCTGAAAATCCTCAACGCTTCGGATTACCTCGTACCTGTATCCTGCTTCTTGAACCACTCCCTGCCACCACTTTTGCGAAAGGGACTGCTTGCCCTTATCTGCTTTAAACTCCAGCATCACCGCACCGGTTGGCGAGAGCCATATCATGTCGCTGACCCCTGCGACCACGCCCATGGCCTTCATCACGCTGCCGGCATAGGCATTCGGTGCGTTGTTGTTGACCGTGAACAATCGTCCACGCTGATCGGGAAAGTTGTTCCAGTGCCACTGGAAGCATTCGGCTTGGAGTTTAAATTCTTGCATGAACTTACTTTAGGATTGGAAAACGGTCTTTATTGTGGAAGGCCCAGCCTGGCCTCCATCCCATGTAGCGGATGAACTCCAAGGCTTCGGCTTTGCTCTTGCATTGATTGTGCAGAACCCAAAACGGGCTGATGACCTTGGCCTTCGCCAGTTGAGCCTTTTGGTACATGGTGCTTTGCTTTGCCATTTCCATGCCTTGGGCCTTGGTCAGCATCTGCAAACTTACGACTTCACCTGGAGGCTTTGGCTTTCGCTCGTATTCAAACTTGCAATGCTTGCACTCCATGGCAGCCACCGGGATAATGGCCTCGCAAT